GACATACCAGACAATATGCCTGATATGACAATACTTGAATTTTTATCAGGTATATTTAAAATGTTTAATTTAGTTTGTTTTGTGGAAGGAACTGAAAACTCTTCATATACAACTACTCAATCAAACATAAAAAGAATTAGAGTTATGACTTTTGATTCTTATTACTCATCTGCATCCGAATTAGATATAACAGATAAAATAGATATATCACAAAGTTCTGTTCATAGAAATATTCCTTATACAAGCATTGAGTTCAAGTATGCAGATACAGAATCTATATTAGCAGAACAACATAGAACTGCAAATGGAATAGAGTGGGGTGGTGAAAAATGGGTTGGTGTTGAAGAATCAAGAGGAGAAAAGAAATATGAAGTTATACCTCCTTTTGGTCATTTAAAATTTGAACGATTATTAGACGCAGCAGGAGCTGCAACAAAAATACAGGTTGGTTATAGTATAAAAAGAGGTAGTGTAGAAAGAAATACAAGCTCAACTCCATCCACTTATAGAGGTGAAAAATACAATCCACACTTTGGTAAACCAGTTTTATTCTATCCACATCTTGAAACTTCTGGACCAGCCATACCTTATGTATATACAAATAGTGGAAATCAAGTTGAAGATTTTGGAACTAAACCAACAACTTATTTTATACCACTAAACTCAACAAGTATAGAAACAACGTCTCAGTCAAATCATTTTGGACAAGAAATAGATGAATATAGGGGAGTTTTAGCTGACTCATCAAGTAATGTAAACAACTTATTTAATTTATATTATAAAAACTATATTACACATTTATTTAAACCACAATCAAGAATAATAAATGTAAAAGCCAATCTAACAAATGCTTTCTTATCAAAATATTCTTTATCAGATAAAATTAGAATATCAGATAAAATATATACTATAAATCGAATAAGTGTAAATTTATTAAATGGTAAATCAGATTTAGAATTACAGCCTTTTTATAACATAACATCTTTTTCTTGTTTAAATACAGCATTTAATCTAAAGGTAGAAGTCACTTCTGCTGGTAACATATATATATTTGATAATAAATATGGTGTTTATCAAATGGGTGAAGGAACTTATGTTATGAATGATGTCCCATCTGCTCATCCTATTGCTTTTCACAATTTTGGTAAAGAAAACAGATTGTCATATACAGGTACTTCATCAGGTGGTTCTAAAGCAGGATTAGACGGAAATACATATACATATTATTATGGTACAGTAACTATAACTGTTGGTGGTGATTTTGGCACTATGAGTTATGAATGTTATAATCACGGTTATATGGGTGGTCAAAACAACTTAATCTATAACGCAGATTGTCTTACAACAGACACACCAATAACTCCTCCAGTAACAGGAACTCTAACTGTAGACGCAACAGATATATATGTAGATAGTGCATTAATAACATCAGACCAAACAGACGAATAATGATAAAAGTATTAATAGAAGCATTAAAGACAGATAACTTTTACGGAGTTAGTTATTATATAGACGTAGCAAAGGGAAGATACAAGTCTCCTACTACATTAAAGGAAATGAAAGAAAGCATTAAACGCAATAGATATGGCTACAACGCAGGAAAATAGAATAATATTCTCTATAGAGTTTACAGAGAAAGGTGCTATTCGTAAAATAGATGGTGTTACAACTTCTGTTAAAAAGTTTGATGCAGAGCTTAAAAAAGCAACAATAGCCAATAAACAATTTAATCAAACATTAAGTGGTAGAGAAGGTATGACCACAAATGCTGGTCTTGCTGGAGCTACACTTACAGAGCTTGGTCGTACTATATCAGATATGCCTTATGGTATTAGGGGTGTAGCAAACAACTTGTCTCAGTTATCTACATTATTTACTACTATGGTTGCAAAAGTAGACAGTAATGTAAAAGGATTTGCTAGAGTTGGTAGAGCAATGAAAATGCTTCAAGCTCAATTAATGGGACCTTTAGGAATAGTTCTTGCATTTCAAGCAGCTATTGCTGCTATTGACTTTTTTTATGGTGCAAATAGAAAAGCAAAAGGAGCAGTTGATGATTTAACAAAAGCATTAAATAAACAAAATGGTTTAAACTATGCTTTAGGTATTTATGTTGATGTTTTAAATGATGCTAATTCAACAGAAGAACAAAGAATAATAGCATTAGCAAAATTACAAAAAGAAGGATATGACCCAGCAATAGGTAGTTTAAAAGAATTTAGAGCAGCATTAGACCAAAAACAAAAAGCTGATATATTAGAACAACAATATTCTGGTGATATTGAAGAGTCAATAAAAAAAAGAACGGTAGCAGAAGAAAAATTAATTGAAGCAAAAGAGAAATTAGCTGGAATTAATGAAAGAGATAGAAAAGCAATAATAATGACTCAAGGAGTTATTGACAAACAAAAAACTATAATTGATGTAGAAACTGAAGCAATATCTTTATTAAAAACAAATTTAAAAGGATTTGTAGATGATATAGCAAATGACCCTAGCGTTACTGGTAATCCCTTCTTGGCTACTTTGTTTGGGCTAAAAGATGGTAAAGGCGAATCAGATAAAGAAAGTCCAGTTAGTAAAATTATAAAAAAATTAAATCAAGAGGTACAAAAGATGGCTGCTGAAAATGCAGATGAACTTCTTAAGATTGAAAGACAACTAGCTTTAGATGAAATTGCTTTAGCTGAAGGGTCAACAACTGAAAAAAATGAAGCAATAAGATTGATTGATGAAAAGTTCAGGTTATCTGTAAAAGAACTTAGAGAAGAAGATTTAGAAGAGTTTAAAGATTATGTATCAAAATCAGTTGAAGAATCAATAGATATTATAGACGACCTTTATAAAGAGTTTTTATCAAAGAATAAAGAAGCTGCAAAAGATGCAAGAAAATTTATATCTGATTATATAAAAGGACTACAAAACGATTTAAGACAATTAAGAGAACAAGAATCTATATTCAATCAAGCTTTCTCTTCAACAGCAAATATATTAAACTCTTTAAATGATTTAAGACAAGAACATCACCAGGCACAGCTTGACAGATTAGCCAGAGAAAGAGATGTTGTTTTAGCTAATGATACATTAACACAAACAGAAAAAGAAAAAAGGCTTCAAGGTATATCTCATCAAGAAATGATTGCACAGAAGAAAAAGATAAAATTAGAAAGAGATATGTTTACTATTGAACAAACTTTAATGATTGCTAAAACATTAATGAACGCACAGTTTTTTGCACAACAACAATTAATGATGGCACAAATTGCAGTTCAAAATGGTATTGCTTCTGCAAGACAGATAGCTTTAGCTGGAACAGTAGAAGCTGGTAAAGCAGGTATGTCATTAGGTAGTTTTATGACTGCACTTGGTCCTGCAGGTATTATTGCTTTTGGTGCTTCAATAGGTGTTGCTTTAGCAAGTATTAAAAAAGCTAGAGATGCAGCAAAAAACCAAATAAAAAACATAGTCCCTGAAGCATCAGGATTAGGTGGAAGTTCTACTCCTAGTATACAAGCTCCTGCATTTAATGTAGTGGGTGCTACACAAGAAAGTCAATTAGCTCAAGCTATATCTGGTGCTGACTCTAAACCATTAAAAGCATTTGTAGTAGCTTCAGATATATCAACAGCACAAGAACTTGAACGTAGTACGATAGAAGGTGCTTCAATGGGATAACAAAACAAAATAGACCGAGTAGGGTTATTTAAGTATGGAAAAAATAATAGAACTTATTATAGACGAGGAAAATGAAATTAGTGGTATCGAAGCTATATCTATCGTTGAAAACCCAGCAATAGAAGAAGATTTTATTGCATTAAAAGAACACAAGGAAGTTATACTTGCTGAAGTAGATGCAGAGAAAAGGATTCTTATGGGTCCTGCTCTTATTCCTAATAAGAAAATATTTAGAAAAGGAGAAGATGATGATACTGATTATTACATATATTTCTCTGAAGATACTGTAAGAAAAGCATCTGAATTATTCTTTATTAAAAGCAAACATCAGAACTCTACATTTGAACATTCATTTGAATTAAGTGATATGTCTGTAGTAGAGTCTTGGCTTATAGAAGACCCAGAGAAAGATAAAGCTGCTGCTTATGGATATGACTTGCCAAAAGGTACTTGGATGGTTTCTATGAAAGTATTAAATGATGAAGTGTGGAAAGCAGTAAAAGAAGGAGAAGTAAAAGGATTTTCTATAGAAGGATATTTTGCTGATAGTATGGAGAGACCTAAAGAAAGTATAGAGGAAAATGCTTGTTCTGATTGTTTAGATGAACTGAACGCAGAATATGAACTAGCAGAAGTATTAGCATCTTTAACTGAAGATGTAGAATTAGAGTCTTATGGTGGTTATCCTCAATCAGCAAAAAACAATGCTAAAAGAGGTATTGGATTAAATGAAAAGTTAAATAATAAATGTGCAACTCAAGTTGGTAAGGTTAGAGCTAGACAACTTGAAAAAGGAGAAAATTTTACATTACCTACTCTTAAACGCATATACTCGTATTTATCTAGGGCATCTGCTTATTACAAGCCAGGTGATAATGAAGCTTGTGGAACTATATCATATTTATTATGGGGTGGTAAATCAATGCTTACTTGGGTAACATCTAAATTAAAAGGTCTTGATGCTATTGAAGCATCTTCTACAATTATAGACGGTAGAGCTGCCTACTCAACACAAGAGGAAGCAGAACAAGCTGCTGAAGATATTGGATGTTCAGGTTATCATACACACGAGTACGAAGGTGATGTTTGGTATATGCCCTGTGAGGAACACAATTTAAAACTTCCTTGCACAGAAGGGTATGAGCAGATAGGTATGAAAGATAAAGATGGTAGAAAAGTGCCTAATTGTGTTCCAATAAAATGAAAAGAAATAAAAAAGCTACAGTAAGCCATTCTTCACCAAAGGTTTCGTCAAGAGGTTGTTTATGCCCTGATGGCAAGACATATTCTAAAAAGTGTTGCGATGGAACTTTACAAGCTCAAGGAATTGGTAAAGTTTGAAATCCAAACAAAATAAATTTAATCAGTAATAACTATAAATAAGTATCTTATGAAAGCAAGTGAAATTGTAACAAAAATCAAAGATGTTCTTTTATCAACTAATTCAGAAGAAGTAAACACTCCTGATGTTGAATTAAAGGACGAAGCTCCTAAAGCTAAAAAACCTGCTAAGGTTGAAGCTAAAGAAGCTAAAGAGGAAACTCCTAAAGCAGAAGTTAAACAAGTAACTTATTCTGCTGAAGAAGAATATCAAGAAGAAGCTGAACTTATGCCTGAAGAAGCACCAGTAATGGAATATGCTACTAAGGACGAAGTTGCAGAGCTTAAATCTATGGTAGAAAAACTAAGAGGTATGATTGAAGCTAAAGAGGAAGCTAGAGAAGAAATTCCACAAGAATTATCTTCTGAAGAACCTGCTGAAGCTATATCTCATTCACCTGAGAACGAAGTAGGTGAAAAAATGGGTACAAGATATGCAGTTAATGCAAATCAAAATACTACTTACAATAGAGTATTAAACGCAATATCTAATAATTAATCTTTAAATAATTTAAAATGTCACAAACAATAACAACTTCAAATAGCGTATTGAGAGCAAGGTCAAAACAAGAAACTTTGACGACTACTCAAGATATAAGTGCTAATCAAGCTGGTTCTGAGTTTAACATTGCAACTGATGCAAAAGTTATGACTTTACCTGCTATTGACGCAAACAATATCGGAATGGAATTAACATTTCGTAATACAGGAGCTGATGGTAATAACACTATCACATTATCACCTGCTGCTGCTGATGGTATTAATGGTACTATTGCAAACGCTGCTGCTGATTCTGTAGCAAGTGGAACTGCAAACAAAGATTTAGTAAACACAAAAGCAACTGCTAACAAGGGAGATTGGTGTACAATCAAAGCTGTAGCTGCAGGAGCTTGGTACATTACTGGTGGTGTAGGAATCTGGGCATCAGAAGCGTAATTAATAATTAATAATATAAATATTTAAAAAATGGCAACAACTAATAATTTAACAACTACTTACGCTGGTGAATTTGCTGGGAAATATGTATCTGCAGCTCTATTATCAGGTAAAACTTTAGCAGAAGGTAATATAACAATTAAACCTAATGTAAAGTATAAAGAAGTAATGAAAAAAGTATCAACTGATGACATCGTAAAAGATGCTTCTTGTGACTTTGACGCAACTTCAACATTAACTCTAACAGAGAGAATATTAACTCCAGAAGAGTTTCAAGTTAACTTACAATTATGTAAGAAAGACTTTAGAAGTGACTGGGATGCGATTTCTATGGGCTATTCGGCTTTTGATAATCTACCTCCATCTTTCTCTGACTTCTTAATCGCACACGTTGCAGATAAAGTAGCTCAAAGAATGGAAAACAACATCTGGTCAGGAACTAACGCTAACGCTGGACAATTCGATGGGTTCACTACAACTTTAACTGCTGATGGTGACGTTGTAGACGTAGCTGCAGGAGCTGTTACTTCAGCAAATGTAATAACAGAGCTTGGTAAAATTGCTGACGCTGTTCCTTCTGCTGTATATGGGTCTGAAGACTTATTCATCTATGTATCAAACAACATCTACAGAGCTTATGTAAGAGCTTTAGGTGGTTTTGCTACTAACGTAGGTGCTGCAGGTACAGATGCTAAAGGTACACAATGGTTCAACGGTGGAGCTTTAACATTTGACGGTATTAATATCGTAATGGCTTCAGGTTTAGCTAACAATACAGCAGTAGCTGCTGAGAAATCAAACTTATTCTTCGGTACAGGTTTAATGTCTGACCAAAATGAAGTAAAAGTAATTGATATGGCTGACATTGATGGAAGTCAAAACGTAAGAGTGGTAATGAGATTCACAGCAGGTATACAACACGCTATTGGTTCTGATATTGTTCTTTACTCTTAATAACTAAAATTGTATAACATAAAAAGGGTAGGTGGCAATTTACTACCTACCTTTTTTTATAAAAAAATAATAATATGGCTTGTGATTTAACATTAGGAAGAAAAGAACCTTGTAAAGATGTCGTTGGTGGCATTAAAAACCTTTATTTTGTTGATTTTGGTGATTTAGGTACTGTAACGCTTACAGATGATGAAATTACGAATATGACTGGTGCTTCAGGTGCATTAACTGCACGTAAGTATGAGTTAAAAGGTAATTCGTCATTAGAGCAAACAGTAAACTCATCAAGAGAAAACGGAACTACATTTTATGAGCAAACATTAAATGTAACACTTAAAAAACTGTCTAAAGCAGACAATAAAGAGTTAAAATTAATGGCTTATGGTAGACCTCATATTGCTGTTGAAGATTACAACGGAAACTTTATGATGGTTGGTTTAGTAAACGGTGCTGACGTATCAGGAGGTACTGTGGTAACTGGAGCTGCAATGGGAGACCTTAGTG